AAAAGAGAGTTGATACTACCGTATAGATTCTTACCTATTGTAGTGGGCGAGGATTATGAATGGGCGAAACGTATTAATGATGACAAAGTATTTAAAACAGAAGTAAGAATAACAGAACCAATTTATCATTATAGATTTATCGAAAACAAATAACTATGTATTCACAAAACCAAGAGGAGTTATACATCCTTAATCATTTTAAAGACCGTACAGGTTCATTCTTAGACTTAGGAGCGTATGATGGCAAAGACCTATCAAATACAAGAGCATTGATGGAGAAAGGGTGGCAAGGTGTATGCTTTGAACCGAATCCGAATGTCTTTGAGAGACTTGCAAATAACTGTTTAGATTTCAAGTATGTCTATTGTTATGAGTTAGCGATGGGTACTTTAAACGGAACATTTGATCTTAATGCAAACGATACTTATTATTCTACCTTAATCGATAGCGAGATGGGTAGATGGGATGGTACTTATACATTTAAGACAGTAGAATGTGAAGTGATAACCTTTGAGCATTTTATGCTTACAAG